CAATGCATATGATGGGGAGAAACTACATATGTTATATCTGGATGAAGCAGGTAAGTGGGAAAAGGGGAACGACATAAGAGAGGCTTGGAGGATACAGCGTACTTGTTTATTAGTTGGACGTAGAATCGTAGGAAAGGCTCTTGTTGGTAGCACTGTCAATCCACTGGATAGAGGTGGTAAACAGTTTAGGGATTTGTATGGTGCAAGCGATCCAAGAGAAAGAAACGACAACGGTCGAACACGCAGTGGACTGTACTCTGTCTTTATACCGTCTTACGATGCACTTGAGGGCTTCTTTGATAAGTATGGGATGCCAGTGGTCGAAGACCCAGAGAAAACGGTTTATACGGAGTTTGATGAGCCTATATCTATAGGAGCAAAGACTTACTTAAAGAATGAGCGTAAAGCATTGGTAAACGATTCTTATGAACTTAATGAGGTAATACGCCAGTTCCCGTTCACTGAAGCAGAGGCATTTAGAGACAGCGCTAAAGCATCTCTGTTCAACGTACAAAAGATTTACGAACAGATAGAATACAATGATGATCTATATCCTTCTCCAGTTGTAGTAGGAAACTTTGTTTGGTCAGGAGGTAAGCAGGACACAGAAGTTATGTTTAAGCCTGATCCAAACGGAAGATGGCGTGTAGCATGGATGCCCCCTTCTGATTTGAGAAACAAACCAAAACCTGAAAATGCCTGGATAGGTTGTGCTGGCGTGGATAGTTATGATATTGATGCAACAGTAGACGGAAGAGGATCAAAGGGCGCATGTCATTTCTACAACAAATTCAACATGGGTCACCCATCAAATATGTTTGTCGCTGAATACGCATCACGACCACCTCTTGCTAAAATATTTTACGAGGATGTTTTGATGGCTGCTAAGTTTTACGGTTACCCTGTGTTAATTGAAAACAATAAGTACGGTATCGCAAGGTACTTTGAGACAAGGGGTTACGACCACTTCTTAATGGAAAGACCAGAACACTTAGGCTCTAAATTCCAAAGCACCAAAACTAAAACAAAGGGTATACCATCGAATTCAAAAGATGTCATACAGGCTCATGCTCAAGCGATAGAAGCATACATCCACGATCACGTTGGACTCAATGAAGATACGCTTGCGTTTGGGAAAATGTATTTTGAAAGAACCCTTGAAGACTGGGTTAATTTTAAAATAGATGACAGAACTAAGTATGACCTTTCTATATCAAGTGGATTGGCATTGCTTGCTGCTCAAGGACATAAGCCTGTTCAAGTTAAAACTGATTTCGAAAAGAAGCAATTCTTCAGAAAGGGTCAGATAATTATACGAAAATAATAAGAAGTATATTTGCATAAGTAGCAATCTCAAGTATGGATAACCAATATAAATCAGGACAGTCTTCCTTTCCAGACGCTTTAGCAGGCACAGAGGAAAAGATGTCTATGCCCTATGGTCTGCAATATGCCAAGGCCATGTTCGCTCAATGGGTTGGGAGTGACTATCAAAATTCATTGTACGGTAGAAGAAATACAGAAATGGAACGCTGTAGAGACTATGCCCAGGGAACTCAAGACACGTCTATATACAGACAGATTCTAAATTCTCTTGACCCTAACAATGGAGACGGAACACTACTAACTCTTGATTACACGCCTGTTCCGATTGTACCAAAGTTTGTAAAGATTGTTGTAAACAAGATATTATCTAAAGAACCGTATCCACAGATACAGGCAATAGATCCTCTTTCCAGATCAGAAAAAGATAAAAAGAAAGCCTCTACTATTTTACGTATCGAAAACCGTAACATAATAGAAGAAGCCAAAGCACTTGGTTTAAATGTTTCAATAGATCCAAACGAACTACCGGAAACACCAGAGGAAACAGAAATATTTCTTGATACAAATATTAAAACAGACGCTGAGATATCTGCACAGATTGCTACTGAACTGACTCTCAAGTGGAATAATTTTAATGAATCTATATATCGCCGTTGTGTTGAAGACTTGGCCACTCTTGGTATGGCTGTGGCTAAACGTACTAATGATCCTAACTATGGCATCAAAGAAGAGTATGTTGATCCAAAACGATTTGTACATAATTATACTGATGATCCGAACTTTGGTGACCTGACATATGCTGGACATTTCAAGTTCATAACCATAATGGAACTCAAGCGTATTGCTGGTGATCAGTTTACTGAAGCACAATACGAACAGATTGCAAAGACAGTAATGAACAAGTACGGAAACAATCCGACTCAATTTAGTTCTGCTGGCTATACATATGATCGTCCAGGTACACGTTACCGTCAGGGATACGATGAGTACAAGGTTGAAGTTATGGACTTTGAGTTCATGTCTGTCGACAACATTATATACGAGAAGAAAGAATCTGCTTATGGAAACATAGGCTTTTATTACAAAGGGACAGAGTACAATGCTCCTCAGCAATCTGTATACGATCGAGAAGCACTGTACATGAGTAACGCTACGGTATACGGAGGTACTTACATTGTGGGTACAGAGTTAATGTTTGACTACGGCCCTAAGAAAAACATACCGAAGAACGTACATGATATTTCCCGTGCTACATTATCATACAGCGCCATTGCAACAAACATTAGAGGAATGATTCCGAAGTCAATGGTTTCCTCTGTTATTGGGTTTGCTGATATGTTACAAATCACACACCTCAAGATTCAACAATCTATTGCTAAGGCAAAGCCTGATGGCTTGATCATAGATATTGAGGGATTAGAGAATGTACAACTTGGTAGAGGCGGAGAACTTCAGCCGTTAGAGATTCAAGACATATACGAACAAACTGGTATCTTCTATTACAGAAGTAAAAATCCAGAAGGTGGTTTCCAAAACCCACCGGTTCGAGAAATAGGGAATGCTATCAGAAACATCACAGAATTGGTTGCGATATACAATCACTATCTAAGGATGATTAGAGATGCCACAGGGATCAATGAGGTCATGGATGGAACATCACCTAAAGGAGATGCTCTTGTAGGCGTTAGACAGCAGCAAATAGCCGCAGGTAACAATGCTATATATGATATTACTAACGCTGCTATGGTTCTTTACAAAAAGGTTTGTGAAGACGTTGTGAAATGTTTACAGATTATACCACCAAAAAGTATTCTTTATAAAGCGTATACCAACGCTATTGGAGAAACAAACATGGCTGTAATAACATCGTTTGATAATCTATCTATGTACAACTTCGGAGTAATGGTTGTTACAGAAATGAACGAGATGGACAAAGCCTACTTAGAACAAAACATTCAAATAGCACTTGCTCAAAAAGAAATCGATCTTGAAGACGCTATTGCTATCAGACAAATCAAAGATGTTGAGCAAGCAGAAAGATTATTAGTTGTTCGTCGTAAGAAGCGCATGAAGCAGCAACAACAAATGGCGGCTCAAAATATGCAGATGCAGGCACAGGCAAATGCTGAGTCATCACAAGTTGCTGGTCAGATTGAAATGCAGAAAAAACAAATGGAGGCTCAGATAGAAGCACAGCGCATTCAATTAGAGACACAAGCAAAAGCACAACTCTTAGAACTTGAGTATCAATACAAGATTCAATTAGAAAACATAAAAGGTGAGTACGGTATTGTTGAACAACAAATTGAGAGTGGGGTAAAGCAACAAGAACAAGCAGAATCAGAGAATCGTAAAGACGCTCGTATAGACAAGCAGGCTGCTGCTCAAAGTAAATTAATTGCTCAACGTCAAGGAGAAAGGCCCCCAATGGAAGAAGAAGTAATAACAAACTTAACCCTATCGTAATATGGCTTGCGGATGCTCAAATAGTCCATGTTCATGTCCTAACCCGACAAACTTAAATATGAACAACGCTGCACAGTTAAATATCTGTACGCGTCGTGGAGACACGTTTATCTTAAACTCTGTTGTAGCATCCTCGAATGGTGTGAAGTTAGATCTTACTCTATACTCTTTTAAAATGGAAGTTAGAGAATATGACAATGGACCACTGGTTATAGCCGATACCGATATAAGTGCTACTGGAGATATCAATGGAAATCTCGTGGTAACTATAACAGCGGCTAATATGCAGGTACCAGCAGGTACATATGTATATGGCTTTCAATCAACACTTACATCTGCCGGCACTGTTGAGACTTGGTTCTATGGAACCTTTGAGGTAGTGCAGGACATCGTAACATAAATTTCAGAATAACCCCTAATGGCTGAAGTAGAAATCATAGTAATAGAAGCAGGCGGACTTGTTTTCGATATAACACTTCCTCCTCAAACAACAGCGGTAATAACTCCTGGTAGTGTTACCCAACTTGTTGGTGCTAAAGGAGACAAGGGTCAAAAGGGCCAGAAGGGTGAAATAGGTCTTAAAGGTTCTAAAGGGGAAATAGGCGTTAAGGGCGATACTGGATCAAAAGGAAATACTGGAGAGAAGGGTACTACTGGTGATAAAGGTATACAGGGCGACAAAGGTGAAGTCGGTGCAAAAGGATCAGAAGGTGCTAAAGGTGAGATCGGTGTTAAAGGTGATACTGGAGAAAAAGGTACTACTGGTGACAAAGGTATTTCTGGAGACAAAGGTCAGAAAGGTATAGATGGCACCAAAGGAGAAGAAGGCGCTAAAGGAAATATAGGGGATAAAGGTACTACTGGAGATAAGGGTATTACTGGTGATAAGGGCGAGGCTGGAGATAAAGGCCAAAAGGGTATTGATGGTACCAAGGGCGATACTGGTGATAAAGGTACTGCTGGAGAGAAAGGTGAAAAAGGCATTGATGGTACTAAAGGAGATACAGGAGACAAAGGTACCGCTGGAGAAAAAGGAGAGAAAGGAATTGATGGCACCAAGGGAGATACTGGTGACAAAGGAGAAAAAGGCATTGACGGTACGAAAGGTGCTACTGGTGATAAAGGGGAAAAAGGAATTGACGGCACCAAGGGAGATGCTGGAGACAAGGGTGCTGCTGGAGATAAAGGAGAGAAGGGTATCGATGGTACCAAAGGAACCACGGGAGACAAGGGTACTGCCGGAGATAAAGGAGAAAAAGGAATTGATGGTACCAAGGGTACTACTGGAGATAAAGGGGAAAAAGGTCAAAAAGGACAAGATGGTCTTAAAGGACAAGAAGGTGATAGTTGGACTTCCGCTGTTGGGCCGCCTTCAACTCCTGGGGTTAACATAGGTGATCAGTATTTAGATACGGCCACTGGCGATGTTTATGAGTGGGATGGTGCCCAATGGGTCCCCACCGGAAATATCCAGGGTCCTGCCGGAGGCAAAGGGCAAAAAGGAATTGACGGAACTAAAGGAACTACTGGCGATAAGGGAACTGCTGGTGATAAAGGCGAAGCCGGTTCTAAAGGTGAGAAAGGTATCGACGGGACTAAGGGCGCCACTGGCGATAAAGGTACTACCGGAGACAAAGGAGAGAAAGGTCAAAAAGGAATTGATGGGTTAAAAGGAGAAGAAGGTGATTCATGGACCTCAGCAGTAGGTCCCCCATCTACTCCCGGAGTTAACATAGGTGACCAATACTTGGATACGGCCACCGGCGATGTCTACGAATGGGACGGCGCACAATGGGTGCCTACTGGAAATATTCAGGGTCCGGCTGGAGGTAAAGGCCAGAAGGGTGAAGACGGTACCAAAGGCGCTACTGGCGACAAAGGCGAAGCCGGTTCTAAAGGCGAGAAGGGCATCGATGGTACCAAAGGAAATATAGGAGACAAAGGTACAACTGGTGACAAAGGAGAAAAAGGACAAAAGGGACAAGACGGTCTCAAGGGCCAAGAAGGAGATAGTTGGACATCTGCTGTTGGACCACCAAGCACTCCTGGTACTAATATAGGAGACCAATATCTCGATACAGCGACTGGCGATGTCTACGAATGGGATGGCGCCCAATGGGTACCAACTGGAAACATCCAAGGTCCTTCCGGAGGCAAAGGGCAAAAAGGTCAAGATGGCACTAAAGGAACTACGGGGGACAAAGGTATTTCCGGGGACAAAGGTGAGAAGGGTATCGATGGTACGAAGGGCCAGAAGGGTGAAGACGGAACTAAGGGGACTACCGGAGACAAAGGAGAGAAAGGCCAGAAAGGTATAGATGGCGTCAAGGGTCAAGAAGGTGACTCATGGACATCTGCTGTTGGACCACCGAGTACTCCAGGTGTTAACATAGGCGACCAATACCTGGATACTGCTACAGGTGACGTTTATGAGTGGGATGGTGCACAGTGGGTACCTACTGGGAACATCCAGGGTCCTGCTGGTGGTAAAGGTCAGAAGGGTCAAGACGGAACTAAAGGAACTACTGGAGATAAAGGTATTTCTGGAGATAAAGGTCAGAAAGGTATCGACGGCACCAAAGGTGAGAAAGGTATTGACGGGACTAAAGGAACTACGGGAGACAAAGGAGAGAAGGGCCAAAAGGGACAAGACGGTCTTAAAGGACAAGAGGGTGATTCATGGACTTCCGCTGTTGGCCCACCGTCTACTCCAGGCGTTAATATAGGTGACCAATACCTTGATACTGCTACAGGCGATGTCTACGAATGGGACGGTGCTCAATGGGTACCAACCGGGAACATCCAAGGTCCTGCTGGCGGTAAGGGCCAGAAGGGTGAAGACGGAACTAAGGGAACTACTGGTGACAAGGGTACTGCCGGAGATAAAGGTGAGAAGGGCATCGATGGTACCAAAGGAGAGAAGGGTATTGACGGTACTAAAGGTACAACTGGCGACAAAGGAGATAAAGGACAAAAGGGACAAGACGGTGTTAAAGGTCAAGAGGGAGACTCTTGGACTTCGGCGGTAGGCCCCCCATCTACTCCCGGAGTTAACATAGGTGATCAATATCTTGATACTGCTACAGGTGACGTTTATGAGTGGGATGGCGCTCAGTGGGTGCCTACTGGAAACATCCAAGGACCAGCGGGAGGCAAAGGTGAGAAGGGTCAGAAGGGCCAAGACGGGGCTTCCGTTAAAGGTCAAAAAGGAGAAGAAGGAGATAAGGGTCAGAAAGGTATAGATGGTACCAAGGGAACTACAGGTGATAAAGGAACTACTGGTGATAAAGGAGAGAAAGGCCAGAAGGGACAAGACGGTGTTAAAGGTCAAGAAGGAGATAGTTGGACTTCGGCGGTAGGCCCCCCATCTACTCCAGGTGTTAACGTAGGTGATCAATATCTCGATACCAATACTGGTGATGTATATGAATGGGATGGTGCTCAGTGGGTACCAACCGGAAACATACAGGGTCCACAAGGAGGTAAAGGACAAAAAGGTGAAGATGGTGCATCGGTAAAAGGTCAAAAGGGAGAAGAGGGTGACAAAGGTACTGCTGGTGATAAAGGCCAGAAAGGTATAGATGGTACCAAAGGCGCTACAGGTGATAAAGGAACAGCGGGGGATAAAGGTGAAAAGGGTCAGAAGGGACAAGATGGTGTTAAAGGACAAGAAGGAGACTCTTGGACTTCCGCTGTTGGACCCCCAAGTACTCCAGGCGTTAATATAGGTGACCAGTATTTAGATACAGCGACTGGTGATGTCTACGAATGGGATGGTGCTCAGTGGGTACCTACCGGTAATATACAGGGACCACAAGGCGGTAAGGGTGAGAAAGGTCAAAAAGGGATTGACGGTGCATCTGTAAAAGGCCAAAAAGGAGAAGAGGGTGACAAAGGTCAAAAAGGGATTGACGGTACTAAAGGTGAGAAGGGTATCGATGGTACCAAAGGAACTACGGGAGATAAGGGCATCACTGGAGATAAGGGTGAGAAAGGACAAAAAGGAATTGATGGTACCAAAGGAGATACAGGAGATAAAGGTACAACTGGTGACAAAGGACAAAAAGGTCAGAAAGGTGAAATAGGTCTTAAAGGACAAGAAGGAGACTCTTGGACATCTGCTGTTGGACCTCCGTCTACTCCGGGTACCAATGTAGGTGATCAATACTTAGATACAGCGACTGGTGACGTATATGAATGGGATGGTACTCAATGGGTTCCAACCGGGAATATTCAGGGACCACAAGGTGGTAAAGGAGAGAAAGGACAAAAGGGTCAAGACGGAGCCAGTGTTAAGGGGCAGAAAGGTGAGGCTGGTGACAAGGGTGCAACAGGTACATCTGTCAAGGGGCAGAAAGGTGAGGCTGGAGACAAAGGCGCACAAGGAGCATCTGTCAAAGGACAAAAAGGTGAGGCTGGAGATAAAGGAACAGCGGGAGATAAAGGACAGAAAGGAGAGGCTGGTACTAAAGGTCAGAAAGGCGAAGCCGGAGACAAGGGTCAGAAAGGACAAAAAGGAGAAATAGGAGTTAAGGGCCAAGAGGGAGACTCTTGGACTTCCGCTGTTGGACCTCCTTCAACCCCTGGTGTTAATGTAGGTGATCAATACCTTGATACTGCTACAGGCGATGTCTATGAGTGGGACGGTGTACAGTGGGTACCTACTGGGAACATCCAAGGACCACAAGGTAGTAAAGGTGAAAAAGGACAGAAGGGTCAAGATGGAGCCTCTGTTAAAGGTCAGAAAGGTGAGGCTGGTGACAAGGGTCAAACAGGTGCTTCAGTTAAAGGCCAGAAGGGAGAGGCTGGAGACAAGGGTGCAACTGGTGCCAGTGTCAAGGGTCAGAAAGGAGAAGCCGGAGACAAGGGTGCAACAGGTACAGCGGTTAAGGGTCAAAAGGGTGAGGCTGGAACCAAAGGCCAGAAAGGTCAAGATGGTGCATCGGTAAAAGGACAAAAAGGAGAAGCAGGAGATAAAGGTGCACAGGGTGCTTCGGTCAAAGGTCAGAAGGGAGAAGCAGGAGATAAAGGTGCACAGGGTGCTTCGGTCAAAGGACAAAAGGGTGAGGCTGGAACAAAAGGTCAAAAAGGACTTGAAGGTGATTCATGGACCTCAGCAGTAGGCCCACCATCTACTCCTGGTGTTAACATAGGCGACCAGTACTTGGATACGGCCACTGGAGACATATATGAATGGGATGGTGTTCAATGGGTACCAACTGGTAATATATTGGGGCCTCAAGGCAGTAAAGGACAGAAGGGTCAAGATGGCGCATCCGTAAAAGGACAGAAAGGAGAAGCGGGTACCAAGGGTCAGAAAGGACAAGACGGTGCCTCTGTTAAAGGACAGAAGGGAGAAGCAGGTGCTTCTGTTAAAGGACAGAAGGGCGAGGCCGGAGCAAGCGTTAAAGGACAGAAAGGCGAGGCTGGTACTAAAGGCGCTACCGGTACCGCAACTAAAGGTCAGAAGGGTGAGGCCGGTACTAAAGGTGCAACAGGTACTGCCACTAAGGGGCAGAAAGGTGAGGCCGGTACTAAAGGTGCAACCGGTACTGCTACTAAAGGACAAAAAGGAGAAGCCGGAGATAAAGGCGCTGCTGGAGCATCTGTCAAGGGACAGAAGGGAGAGGCAGGTGCCAAAGGCCAAAAGGGAGAAGAAGGAGATAACTGGACCTCAGCAGCAGGACCGCCGAGTACTCCAGGTGTTAACGTAGGTGATCAGTACTTGGATGCTTCCACTGGAGACATCTATGAGTGGGACGGTGTTCAATGGGTGCCAACAGGAAACATCCAAGGACCACAAGGCGGTAAAGGACAGAAGGGTGCTGCGGGTGCTGCTACTAAAGGTCAGAAGGGCGAAGCGGGTTCTAAGGGTGCTGCTGGAGACAAAGGTGCACAGGGTGCAAGTGTCAAGGGACAGAAAGGCGCTGCTGGTGCTTCAGTCAAAGGACAGAAAGGTGAGGCCGGTACTAAAGGTGCAACTGGTACCGCTACTAAAGGTCAGAAGGGTGAAGCGGGTACCAAGGGTGCAACTGGTACTGCGACTAAAGGACAGAAAGGAGAAGCGGGTACTAAGGGTGCAACCGGTACTGCGACTAAAGGACAGAAAGGTGAGGCCGGAACTAAGGGCGCTACTGGTGCTGCCACTAAGGGTCAGAAGGGCGCTGCTGGAGCCAGTGTCAAAGGACAGAAAGGTGAGGCTGGTACTAAAGGACAGAAGGGTGAAGAAGGAGATAACTGGACTTCCGCTGTTGGCCCACCGTCTGGTACTGGTACTAATGTTGGTGATCAGTACTTAGATACTGCCACTGGTGATATCTATGAGTGGGATGGTGTTCAATGGGTACCAACTGGTAATATACAGGGGCCTGCGGGATCCAGTGTCAAAGGTCAGAAGGGTGCTGCTGGTGCTTCAGTTAAGGGGCAGAAAGGTGAGCAAGGTGTTTCAGTCAAAGGACAGAAAGGTGAGCAAGGTGTTTCAGTCAAAGGACAGAAAGGTGAGGCAGGTGCTTCAGTCAAGGGTCAAAAAGGTGAGGCTGGTGCGTCCGTTAAAGGACAGAAAGGTGAGCAAGGTGTTTCAGTCAAAGGACAGAAGGGTGAGACCGGTACAGGATTAGATGGTAGTAAAGGCCAAAAGGGTCAGACAGGAACAGCAGGAACACCTGGTACTGGTTTTACTCCTATGATTGGCGGAATTGACTCCAGTCAAACATTTACTGCGGCTCAAACTCGTTGTAATATAAACAGAACTTTAGGTGGTGGTCAAGCGGGTACAAACGTAGATATTAGTTCTAATCAAATTACTATATCAGCAACTGGTACATATCTGTGTACTTACTCTGTGACACTAAAGTCTAATTACAATAACCGTTCATGTGTAGGTTTCTACTTAAAGCAAGTGACAGGGGGTAGCACAAACCCAATAGGTTCAGCGGCAATTCAATACTTCCGTCATAATACTTATGGAGACTTTAGCACTCTTAGCGCATGTTTTATATTCCAAGCGAGTGCATCATCTGCATATGAGTTGACTACATCCAATGCTCTTGATGGTCTTTGGAATCACTCAACGCAATCTGCAAGTGTATATAGAGGTATAATGGTTCAAAGATTAACATAATATGGCGGTTCAAGAAAGTTTCTACATACAAAACGCAGACAATACAGCGGATTTAAAAACCGATGGAACATGGGAAAGAACTGATGACAACTTTGATGAGTTCCGTTCATTCTCGACAAAGGCAGAAGCGCTTACATACATAGATAATATACCCGACGGGGCGTATGTGATATACAGTAGAATTGTAAAGACCAGTTAGATAATGTATCTTTAGTGATGCAATAGTTAATTTAATTGTATCAACAAATGGTCATTGTATTCCACGCAGGATATTATGCAAGTGCTTGGAACCCCTATTATAACTCTGAAGGAATAGGAGGAACAGAGCAATGTATAATGGGTTTATCAAGGTCGCTTGCTTTACAAGGCCATAGTGTTTTCGTAGTAGGTCAAGTCAAACCTGTTTCTGACAAATACCCAAACAGCGGATCCCTTAATTATGTAGATCTAAAAAACATAAGTGAGATCCCAGAGATAGATATCCTTATCGGCGTATCATATATACACTACTTAAAATACTATAATCTAAAGCCACAGACTAAGAAGATATTCTGGTTACACAATGAACATCCCCACTACTGGTATAAGGGCCAGCGTATGTCTGATGTAGATATAAAAGATGTTTATCTAAACACAGACACAATTGTTTGCCTTACCAATTGGCATAAAGAATACTTTATTAGGAATGAAGCGCCTGCTTATTTTTCAGAAGATAAAGTAAAAGTAATTGGTAACGGCCTTGACACATCGCTGTTTGAACCTGTCACCATTAAGAAGAAAGATTCTTATATATACACATCGCATCCCGAACGAGGACTCGATGCAGTAATTAGTGATATTGAAAAAGGATACCTTGATGGTACTCTCGATATATGTACACCTGGTTATGGTTTGGAGTACTACAATCAAAACTTTTCTGATCGTGTATCTAAATTAGAAGGCGTTACTTTTCATGGTAGCCTTTCAAATAAAGAGTTGTATAAACTAATGTCTAAGTGTGAGAGTTGGTATTACCCTACTACATACAATGAAACTTATTGCTTAACAGCGATCGAGATGTTGGGACATCATGTAAGACCTTTGGTAAACCCTATTGCTGGTCTTAAAGAAACTTTAAATAAGTTTAGCAAGCATATAACAGATTGGTCTAAGGTTGATGAATATGTTAAGTCTCGTGACTGGAAGTTAGTAGCAAAAGAATGGGAAATTTTATTTAATGAAAAAGAAAGCGTTATGATTCAAAAAGTCTATGTAATATCCATGGATACCTCTGACAAAAAGTTAAAAGAGTATAAAGGAAGACTAAGGGAAGCAGGCATTGATTGTGACGTAGTTATAGTACCAGGTGTAGATGCGAGATCTTTTGAAGATTATAAATGGTCTCCACACGATTCATGGGCTATGGACAGTGATAATAAATGGTGGAACCAACCAGTAACAGTTGGTGAAATGGGTTGTGGTTTAGCGCATTTAAATACCTGGAAAAAAATAGTACAGGATCAAACAGAGGTTGCTTTAATATGTGAGGAAGACTTCTTCTTTAAAGGTAAAATAGATTACTCAATCATTCCAGATCCAAGCACATGGGATATGCTTTACTTAGGGCGCAGAGCAATGGCTCCAGATAGAGAGGATTACGGAGATATTGTAGTTCCTGGATACTCTTATAACTTACATGCTTATATGGTTACTCAAGCCGGTGCATTATCTTTTACTCAGCATAACTTTCAGGAGTATATAACAGCGGCAGATGAATTTGTGCCTGCTACTTATTGTGTTCATCCACGAGGTGATTGGGATTGGGTAACCAGAGACACTCGTGCGCTTGCATTAAAAGAAGACATTGCTTTCCAATCATCTAACGATAACACAAGCAGGACTCAGTCTACTGTTCACGAACACATTTTTAAATCGGGTAAATGGCCTGAATGGATATCTAAGTGGATTCACCCCGCTGCAAAGACAAAGGCTTGGGACATGATATTTGAAGAGCCTATACAAGATGTAATATCTTTCCCGCTGTTTACTGAGGAGTTTTGTGAGTTGCTTATAGATGAAGCAGAGCAGAAGGCTTTATGGCAAACTAAAAGACATGAATTTTATCCAACAGTAGATACATTAATTTCTTCATTTGGATACGATGAAATATACAAGCGTGTTCTGAAAGAGTTTGTTTTCCCTGCCGCGATAAGCAGATGGCATCTTCATGGTAAAGCCTGGGCGGAAATGGATAGTGAGAACTTTATGATTAAGTATACTACAGACACACAGGGTCACTTAGACTTGCATCATGACAATGCTATTATTAGTTCGGTGCTAACTTTAAACAAAGACTATACAGGGGGCGGTACATATTTTTATAATCAAAAACAAACACATGTGGGAGATGTAGGACACATTGCTATTCATCCTGGCCAGGTTACCCACAGGCATGGCGGCAGGCCAGTACACAGTGGCAAGAGATACATACTTGTTTCATTTTGCAATAAACAAAAATAATGGTATATCATAACCATAAATTAATTTTTATAGCAGTGCCAAAGTGTATGACAACTTCAATACACAGGGAGTTGAGGACTGAAGAACAAAGAGATAAAGGACACGGTCATAGGCATTACACATTCTTTGATCTAACAGAGGAATACAGTAACAAAATGCTTTCTGAATATACTTCTTTTAGTATTGTACGTAACCCATACGATCGAATATGGTCCGCTTGGAAACATAATTTTTTAAGATCTCAAACTATAGAGGAGCCAAACATGATTGAACGGTTTCGAGATTATATAAAAACAGATTTACTATCACAATTTAAGAACGACAATTATGACCCTGTACATTTTGTACCACAGGTAGACTTTTTATATCTAATGCGGAGACACAAACTTGTAGATCATATTTTTAAATACGAGACATTCGCTAATGATTGGTTACTGTTTAGGGAGAACCATAATGATAAACTACCAGAAGAATTTGTCCGCGTAAACTATACAGCGAAAATAGATCAAGATCCATACGACAATGAGTCAAGAGAGATTATAAAAAAAATATATGCAGATGATTTCAGACTGTTTAATTACTTATAAAAATGAGACACTTCTTAGATCTAAGTACAGATCAATTAAAATTATTACATGAGATGATTTCTTCTCGTCGTCTTGAAAGTAGTGATGTT